CTTTTTAGTCTCGCTATAAACACCTACGTTTTAGAGGCTGCGGTGTTTATAGCTACAGTTAGCGTAGCGACTAGGAACGAAGTGACAGTTAACTGGTTACTGGTAGGAAGTGACAGTTAACTGATAGGAAGCCCGAGGGCTGCCGAGTTCTACCCTCCTTAAATGGTTCCCGTAAGAATCATGGAGGATCGGATAAGCCGCATTAGGTTCCTATGATCGATATAGGCACTGGTCAACGGTTCAACGGTTGCCAGTCTTTTACTGCATTGGTGGGATTGCTGTGTTGAGTTCGATCTATGTCGTTTGTTCAGGAATCCGTCGGACTACCTGAGACTACCCTGCGGTTTGTGAGCATTGCCGCCTGCTTTACTGACTCTGGGTAAAAAAATACCCGCCGTTGGCAGTGTGTTGATACATACGCTTAAAGAAGGATGTACTGCGTTTCGGCGGGTAACAAATAATCTTGACTGCCTACATACCAACACGGGCAACCGTAAACCATGTGATATTGTTGCGTCAACCCTCGGTGTTACTCTTTTACGGGGTAAATGCGACGGATCTTGTGACATGCAACTTGTAAATTGTTATTTCTGCGGTGATAGTTCCCAGTCACGCCTGATGTTTCTTATTGACGGCGCAAACTCGTCTATTTGCGGTGAATGCCTGGTAGAAACAGTTCACAAAGCGTTGATCTTGGACGCTGAACAGAGTGAGGAAGAAGAACAAATTTGACCAAAAAAGATGAGGCCGCCACCAGAAAACTTGAATTTGGCTCGATGCGCCGAAAGTTGTTTGCCCGCGAATATATAAGGACTGGGAAACAGCGGGATGCGGCAATCGCAGCAGGCTACGCCCCTGGCAGTGCGGACGTTCAGGGGTCACGCCTCATGAAAAGCCCAATCGTTATTGCTGAGGTGCAACGACTGGAAATTCTCAGGGACGCTGAAGAAAAGATCGACCGCATGTACGTCCTTAAAGGCTTATACGACATGGCCGAAGAAGCAGATAGGGACAGTGACAAGATCAGGGCACTCGAACTTCTGGGCAAATCACTCGGAATGTTCGTGGATCAGGTGGAAACCCACACAACCCACGACGTATCGGAGCTACAGGAGTTCTCACTTGAGCAACTCCGCGCCACTCATCTGCAACTTTCAGCAAAAAATGACGTAAAGGTGCCCAATTGAGGAGTCTTGACGGCCCTATGCACTTCTACCCCGATCAAAAGCCCACCCGCTTTACACTCTGCAAGAACGGCTGCGTTTATGCAGCGGTAGAAGATACTGATACCTGCAAATACTGCTCCGATAAGCCTAAAAAAGCGAAAACAGCGAGAAGCAAAGCGACATGACAACTAAAACTGTCACCATTCAGGACATCGAACTCGCTTTAGCCTCAAGGTCGTTTGAAGACTTCCTCGACTATGTGCAAATTCTCGAACCGCCAAACGCAACGTCCCGTGGAGGCATTATCAAGTTTGAAAAATGGGGATATCTAATTGAGTTTTGCAAAGAACTTGATACGAGCCGACTCATAAACGTCTTGAAATCCAGACAGCTTGGGTTTTCATGGATACTTGCGTCTTATGCCCTCTGGACTGCCATGTACAAAGAGGGCGCAAACGTACTGGCGTTCTCGCAAGGACAACTCGAATCTGTGGCTTTCCTGAATAAAGCAAGGGTTGTTCACGAAAATCTCCCCCAACACCTGAAAACAGGGCTTGGCAGGGATAACGACACCACCATGGAATTCCCTTCCATGAAGTCGCAGATCACAGCACTACCCTCTACAGAGAAGGCAGGTCGTGGACAGACAGCTACTCTCGTTATTCAGGATGAGGCCGATTTCCACGACAACCTTGATCTCAACTTTGCAGCAATAAAACCCACTATTGACGCAGGGGGACAGCTAATCCAATGCTCCACAGTCAATAAAAAGAGGGCCGGAACACTGTTCAAGGAGATTCACCGGCGCGCCCCAGGAAATGGGTTCAAAAACATTTTCAACGGGTGGAAATCCAGACCAGACCGGGATCAGGCATGGTACGACCGGGTGCAGAAAGAAGCCCCCGTTACCGACGGTATGTCTCCTGAACTCTATATGGAGCAGGAACACCCCGAAACAGCAGATGAGGCACTCAGGCCGTCAAGGGTGATGGCAGCATTTGATGTTGATGCCATCGAATCAATGCAACTCGACACCAAACTGCCAATCGAAACACGAAACGGCGTGGCGAATATCTACCAGAAACACGTAGTCGGCAAACGGTACGCCGCAGGCAGCGACACAGCACACGGAACTGGCGCAGATTATTCCGTTACTGCTATTATTGATGTCGAAACCGGATACGTTGTTGCCGATATCTACTCGAATACGATTGCCCCAGAACATTTTGCGATGGAATCTGTCAATCTTTTAGAAGATTACAAGAATCCAATTTGGGCTATCGAAGATAACGATTGGGGCGAGTTGACTCTGAAAAAAGCAGAATCACTCAAGTATCCTCGTATATATGAACGAAGAAACGCTCAGGGCAAGCCGTCTGGGAAGTTCGGGTGGCGCACAGATGCCCGAACAAGAACGGTTCTCTGGGGTGAATTGATTGAAGCTGTTCGTGACAGACTGATTATTGTTCCAAGTAAGCCAGGGCTGAATCAGTTTTCCTCAGTAATCAGAAACCCTGATAAAGATGGACGAATTGAGGGCATAGTTGGAACTCACGACGATTACCCAATGGCTGTCGGATTAGCATGGCAAATGCGTAAAGAAGCCTACAATCAAGCCAAGAAAATCAATGTAATTACGAGAGAAGAACGATTGCGCCGTATGGGGAATAACAGGTAATGGTTTCCAAAAAAGACCAACGCTCTATTGAGCGCATTCTCAATAAGGTTGACCGCAAAGAGCAGGTCTTTGAAAAGCGAACAGCTTTCATGGATAGCGATTACGACTGGGGCTGGAAAAACACCCCGTTCGTGCCTATTGCCACAGAAGGCATTCAGCAAAAAGATGCCATAACTACCAACTTCGCAAAGGTGCTGGCGCGCAAAGTCTCTAACGGTGTGGGCTACGCAGAACGAATCGTCCGTGTTATAGACGATGCTGACAACGAGGAATTCAGAGACAAGAACAACGCATACGAACGCTGGTGTGTCGGGATTCTTGAAATAGCAGATGAACGGCTGCAATCAAGCGGCATGAACTCCAGCGTGCAGGGCGAAAATGCGTGGAACGCTGTTGTTCGTGGAGGGTGGATCGGCACCAGAGCAGTCCTGATAAAAGACGCTCAAGGCGAAACAGTACCTGACATTGTTCCTATTGATCCGCGTAACTTGGTTTTTGAAAAAGGCCGTGGTGAGCCTTTATGGGCAGCAATCGTTACTCAAAGGTCACGGCAAGATATTCGCGATGAATATCCTAAATTTGTGTTTGACCTCGAAGACTCACCTCAAAGCTACGCAGATGACGAAGATGAGCTAGCCCGTGTGGTTGATTACTACTGGACACAAGATGGCAAGCGCATGAACTGCGTTATTGTCGATAACAAGTACGCAAAGAAGCCAACGGATACGTTCGCTGTAAACTTCCCGGTTGTTATACGTCTGATCGGCAATAACCCCGGCGTAATGAATTACAGCCTCAAGGACACGATTGACGGAACTCGTGAAATCCCAGGCATTGAAGACGTTGGAGACAGTATCTTTGCTGCCCTTCGCCACGTAATACCACAGGTAAACCGTTTAGCGTCTTACCGAATGGCACTTACATCAAAGGCTGTTCAGGGAACGCTAATCATAAGTTCTCGTGACGGGACTAAAGAACTAGACCAAGACGCTTTCAAGTCCGGGTCTGAAGTAGGGCTATCAACTGATAACAATGAAGACATTGCGCTTCTTCCACTATCTCAACTGACGGCAGATGCAGGTCAACTAGAAGGGGAATTGAGGCTTGATGAATCCAATGCCGGTCTTTCTGACCCTGCTTTAGGAAGACTTACATCCCCTGTTTCTGGTGCGGCACTTCAAATCCTTAGTCAGGCTGATACTGAAGTGGTTGCCCCTTACCTTAA